CTGCCTGCTCTCGCTGCTTGTCCCATTCCTTGAATAGAGCAGAAATCTGCTTGTCTTGTGGGGACTTACGGAATTTTTTCACAAACTTCATTTACTTCATCTCCTTGTGGGTGATATTGATTTGTTGGTATTGAGTAGGATCTCCACTCGTAACCGTTTACATTATACATTATCTTTTGTCTACGATAAGTTGCTTCTTGTATGATGCTGAGTCTGCTTGCAGACCCTCATAGTCATCAAAGATAGGTTGAATGATTACTCGCAAGCCCACGGTACGCATTGCGTCATGGGTGTCTTTCAACCACCTTGCCACATCTACTAACTTCTGCCTATCCTTTGCTAGTCTCTGATACAAACTATTCTTAAACAAAAGATAATAGATGGTGGTTGGCTCCTTGGTTTCAGGATCAGGAATAACATCCTGTGATAGTTGCACAGGGAAACCATAGGGAGGCTGCCCTTGCATCCTGAATATCTTTGTTGCCAAATCACTACTCATACTTTTGTCCTGTGTCATGTGTTAATTGTAGCAGTAGTTCTTGCCACACTTCATCTGTTTTATGTTCGTTAAACTCTTCTGACTTTTCGCCATTCTCTAGATAGATGCCGCCCCAAACTCCCCATTCCTTGTGAGAGATGCCCCATTGCAAACACTCTTGAGCGATAGGGCAAGATGCACACATCCTATCAATGTAGGCACGGACACCAATATCATCTTCATACTTCTCAAAGAAGATATCTACATCCATATCTACACACTTGCCATCTAACTTCCATCCGAGGTCAGCCATGACTTAGGCACTCTCCATCCGTGTTCTGTTAGTTTAATGACATTTACCTTGTGCCAGGAGTCATTGATCCAACGTGCGTTCTTTTTGAGAACTGCGTTGGCACTCTCTCCTAGATCTTCGATAACATCGAACCCCTCCCAGAAAAGATTGGGGGTCTCCTTTACCATCTGGGTCATTTTGTTTAGACTATCAACGTACATATTCTACCTGTCCTTCTGTTGTGTATACGATTTTTTTGATTTGTGCCTCCTTGATTAGGAGGCTGCACGGCAGACAGGGGCGGCTGTCTCTATCTTCGCCGTGTCGGTTTACCCTAGCGACATAGATAGTGGCACCCTTGGTATTATCTCCTGCCCGTCGTATTGCTATTTCCTCTGCGTGGTAGGAGGTGTGCTCTCGCACAATCTCTTCTGGTAGATAAGCAGGGTCATTACGATGTTTGTTGTACCCTGTACCTACGACACTACCGCCACGCACAACGACAGCACCATGCTTCTTATTGAGGCTGCTCTCTGATGCGAAAGCACGAGCCACAGAAAGAAAACTTAAATCCTTTTTACTTAGCATTAGTATCGAAAGATCCCTAACTCAATGCCGTTCTCTTCTGCTTTGTTGGTCAAGGCAGACAGACGACGATTGTCTGGGTGTGCTAGGTAAGCCATGTAGTCAAACCTATCTATCTTATCTTCTGCCAACTTTGCGGGTAGTCTATGAAACTTAATTTTGATTCCTCTACCCTTGAGGTTGTCCTCTGTTAGATTAGCAAAAGACAACGCAAGATCATTTGTCTTGTGTGGGCCTACGCAATAGATCTGAAACTCCTTGTCCCCTGGCTTCATGGATGCCAATGCAACACCCATAGCACGCATGAGGACTTGGTAGTCTGTAAAATCCTTAGTGCCCTGTACTAATACCTTCATTCCTTTTCGCTTTCACGTTGGAGACTATCTAAAATAGCCATATGTAGTTTGATTTCTTGATACGACATATTATCCGTATCAACTGGTGTAGCAGATGTTCTATCAGGCTCACCATTCTCATCCACCAATGTCGTCCACATAGCATTATCGTAGACCCAATAGGCTTTGCCGTCTACCATAGCAACGGTTACACGGCTTGATTCGTCGTCTTCGAACATCATGTGTTAATTATACCAAACTGATTAGGATTTGTCAACAGTTACATCATACTGATTTATAATCATTCGCAAAGTATTAATCTCCTGCGGGGTTAGGCACTCATACTGCCTAACCTCGTCACGGGAATCATCATTTAAATCTAACATAGGATCTCCATCTTCATCAAACACAACATCAATCATCTCATTCATCCATAAGGAGAACACATCATTATTAAATAAGGATTCGTGGTGCCTTACTACCTCAGGAACATATTCTTCTGCCTGTTCTGAGAGCCTGTAATTGCCACCAGGCATCTCTTCAATAGCCCCGATGGACTTTAGGAATTCAATCATGTCTTTATCCATGTTTCCTCCACTCATATTATACTACATCATTCCGATGCCCTGCAAATAAGTGTCCCAAACGCTCTGTTCCTTGGGATCAGGAGAGTCAAACAGGGGATCTTTTTCCTCTTCTCTCCACTTATTGCGAGCACTTTTGAAATCATGCACCTCAATCATTTGATTTTGTTCACGCTTAGAAAGCGATACTGAATTGTAGATGGCACCACACACAGCGTCAGCCAAGTCCTTTGACTTCTTGCGAGGGTGGTCTACCTTCTTATCAGATACGATACGCAACTCTGTTAGTTCATCAAGAAGCAGTTCGATCTGAGGCATTACAACACGATCCTCATACACAAGCATAGCCATGTCTTCGTAGTGTGCTTTGCCTACTGAGAGTGTGTCTGTCTTGATGCCTACTTGCTTTAGTTCATTCTGAATGTCGAATGATTGCCAACGGTCAAAGGTTACTCTACCTAACTTAATACCCTGCCGTCGCAAACTGATGATCCAATTCTTAACTTCTGATAGGTCTACTGGCCCTTCAATCTTTGGTTCCCACCACGCAACCATATCCACTACTACGAATGGTACGATCTGTTGTAGTCATTGAATGACTTTACCTCTACCCAGCGGTCAACGTGTGCTAGTGCAACGGCACACTTGTCATGCTTCTGTGCAAGGTCAGCGTGCACGAAATACTCTGTGTCTGGTTTAGGCTCCCATCTAGGTTCGATACGCTTAAACTTATCCACAGGGTTAGGGATGCTCATAGCCAACTCTAACTTGTCACGCTGCTTGAAGAATGCGTCAGAGTGGAACATAGGCATACAGGCAAAACGCATAAGGGCATCGCCTGGGTCTGTGTAGAATGCCAACTTAAAATCTTCTATCGAACGTGTGGGGTTTACATCCCAGGTAGGACGCTTGATAGCAAACACACCAGGGATCTTGTAACTTACAATATGATCTTCTTCCCACTCAACGTCATAGATGTTTCCGTCTGCGTTGCCTAGTTCCTCATTCATTACAAACTGATGTGTCTTTGTTATTACTTCCTTTTCATTGATTACTTCTTCATACCGCTGAGAAATGAAGTCACCCTTGTAGCGAGGGAAGGATAGTAGCACAACCTTTCCATAGTCAGGGAAGCGACTATCGACTGATGCACGGAACGCTTTGTAAATAGCATCAGAGGTCTTTGCACCCTCATTGCCTGAGGTAGAGGTCTGCTGGAAACCTGAGATCTCATCAAGCACAGCGAGCATAAGGTTTAGTCCCTCGTGTGACTCACGCTCTGAGTGACCAGAGTAAACTGTAATAGAATTATCAAACTCAATGTTGTCCATCTTGCTTTCGTATTTCCCTGCGAACCAAGGTGAACGTTCGATCTTTGAACGGAAGCCCTTGAAGAAAACGTTCTTTGCCTGCTGTGCGTTGATGGCTATGTTGATAATATCAATAGCGTCGCCCGTTGGCTTGCCAAAGTATCCTGATGGATCTCTTAGACAAAGTAACTTATACACCATATAAGCCACACCGACAGTAGAGGTGAAATCTTTGCCAGATCCTTTACCGCATTGTAGGATGACTTCTGCTTTTGTATATTTGGCATGGTGTTCTGCTCCTTCCCGATCACCCATGAACCTTTGTAAGTCTTCTAACCTGTAGATTTGACTCATGGTTTCTACCAATGTGTATTGAATGTCTGATAGTTCTGGCTGCCCCAGATAGTCAGGGGAGCGAACAAACTCTCTTACACCAACAGGATACTCTTCAAAGGGGTTCTCATCAAGAGCACCTAAGAAGTCATCGAAATCAATCGACATTTACCGTAATCACCTCGTCTGGCTTTGCTACATCTGCAAGACGTTTTGTTACCTCCACCTTGCATGTGTCGCACTTGCCTGAAACTTCCCGCAGGATCTTGACCAAGATCTCTTGCTTGTTCTCCATAGCCATTAGTTCTTCTGCAATCTCTTTATTCTCTAACAGTCCTGCCTTCTGTAGCATTTCAATACGCTTGTTCTCAATGTCTAAGATAAGTTTAATTGCTTTTGACTTTTCACCTAGATCTGACTGACTATCTGCTGCATCAATAACTTCGTATGCTTTCTGAATAAGTCTGTTGTAGTGTTGATCTGCTGTGGCTAGTGCCTCTCGTGCCCTTGCCCTAATAGCATCATTGTTTGCGATCATTCCTCGCCACTCATCAAGTAACTTAACTACCCGTGTGCGTGGCATATCAAGAGACTTGGAAATCTGAATCTCTGTGCTTCCCTTTACATATTCACTTGCAACCCTGTTTACTTCGTCAAGATGCAATACAATATCTGTGTCGTTCATAAACAACTCCTTATGTTAGTAACTATTATACCACAGAATGTGGTGAGGGGCAAGGTGTTGCCGCTGCCCTTGCCCCTCCACATTAGCAACCAGTTCCTTTTACGGTTGCATTCCAATGCTTTTTACCACTCCACTTACCGTTCCAGTTGAGGGCTGTAAAG